TGGTGTTTGATAATATTGATTGTCAAATGTTACAACTTTTCCAGATACATCTGTGCCTGAACTTATATTTGAACCATCTTGAATAACTGTCGGTAATAATAGTTTAATAGATAAATTGTTTATCTTAGGAGTTGCTGAAGTATCTGTTGATGTAAGTATTGCTCTAAACTTAACTGCTCTTGCAACATAATCTCCAGCTTTAAAATTTTGATAACTACCAAAGGTTACATTGTCATCTGATAAAGCTATTTGTAATTGAACATTAGTTGAAATATCTTCATCTGTACCACCATCAAATAAACCCTCTTTAGAATCAAATAATCCACTTTGAGAATCAAAGTTATCTACATAGTCTAAGTGATCTACATTAAGTTGATTTAATAATAGTTTAATTTTAAATTTAGCACCAAAGTCAAATCCATCAAAATCATAAGTACCAGAACTTGCAACAGAATTATTACCACCATCAAATAATCCAACAGCATCATCTACATTTCCAACTCCGTCGTCAAAATTATCTGATGTATCTAGTATCAATGCGTTATCTACTACCACGCAATCTGTTTTAGTTCCTGTAAATGCTGTTTCTTCTGTAATCGTTGTAATAGGTTTAATGCCATCTATAACTTGTTCGGATATAACAACTGATGTTGCTGTTGCCGATCTTATACCGAATTTATCTACAGCTTTAATAAAAAATTTTCCAGTACCTACAAATGGAGTTACTACAGAAGTTGCTGGTCTTGCAATTCTTGGAACGAGTACAGTTGTATTTGCATAAACAGTTTCTGTAGTATCAGAAGTAAATCTTATCTCATAAAAATCTAAATCTAAGTTTGTTACAGCATCAAAGGTATGATGAAGTTTATCTCCTACAACATCTATTGAATAGTTTTGAACAGTATCAGGTGGGTCAAATGCTGTTATGACTTCGTGTTGTGTTGTAGTAAATACAGATTTTGCACCCAAGCTATTTATCGTTCTTGCTCGAATATCATATATGACACCCTCTTTAACAGGATATTTTTCTATAATTTGATTTGCACCTCTACGCATTAATCTATAATCCGTTGCAGTTGATTCTTTGTATTGAACTTCAAACTCATCAGCAAAAGAATCTGTGTTTGATAAATTAACAACTAATTTAGATACAACTGAACCATCAAATAATTCTATAACTTCATCTGATACTGAATCAATAGAGGGTGCTTGAACATTAAATGGATTAGGTAAAATAGTATCTGCAATAGTGGGTATAGGATTCTTTTCATTAAATGTATAAAAATTATCTTGATGTTCATATAGCTGAACATTAACTGTTAAATCTTCATTTATTTCTAAACCTAAAACTCTAAAAGGTTTATTATCAAAACCACCACTTGGATATGTAATGCCTACAATGTCGCCAATTTCTAGTTCTAAAAATTCTGATGTTAATGTTAATTGTATTTGTAATTGGTTTCTTGATCTTCTTAAAATAACCTCGCATAGTGCTTCAGCATTATATTGTGAAGTTACATTTGGAAATTGGAAATTACCTTCTAATACTGTGTTATTATCTTGTGCTAACATTGTTGCAAATTTAAAATCAGTTTCAACATTAGTATCATCTGCTGGTGGAAAACTTACAGTATCTTGTTGCCAGTTTTTATAAGGATTATTAAATGTTCCAATTACACGATTGTATTTATTATTTTTTCTTTCTCCTAAAACTTTAGCACCACCAATAACATGATCTTTAGTAATAGTTTTAACTATTGACCCTGTGCCTTCTATTTTTAATTTATAAATTCCATCAGTATAAGTAAATAAAGCCCTCATAGGATTTAAGAGTTTTTTTACATTATCAATTACCTTTTGGTCAGTATCTAAAACAGCATTAGATTCAAATTTAATAACAGTTGGAACTACATCTGTTATTTCTTCTGAACTTGTAAATATTCCTGATAAATTTGTACTATAACTTCCACCACTTACTCGCCATTCAAAAGTCATAGTTGTTCCAGTTGGTGCGTTACCATAATAAATAATAATAGGGTATCTTTGACCACTTGTTAAACTTTTACTTCCACTTTGTGTTTGAGTACCATGCCAACCACCATTATTAACTACTAAGTTAGAATTTCTGTTAGCTTCAACTTCTTTAAATAAACTATCTACAGTTTGATCTACGTCTCCAATATAAACGTGAGAAGCATCATCTGAAGTTGTTTTAAATTCATAAGTAGTTGTTGATGTTGGATTAATATATCCAAAATATCTATCAGATGTATATGGTTCTGTAGTAATACCACTAATATTTGTTATTGAAGTATCTGAAGTTGGAAATTTATTAACAAAAAAACTAGGTTGGTCACTATAGTATCCACTAAAGTCTTGTCTTTTTAAACCAGCAACAGGTGTAACTATTTCTGTTCTTGGTACAACTTCAATATCACATTCATCAGCAGAAGTTTTAAATGATGCAAAATCAGATTCAAAAGCACTATCTGGTAATCCTTTTCCATATCTAGTATTTCTTAAATAATCTAATAATACTAAAGAAGCATTAGGTGTGTATTTTGTAGTAGCATCTCTAGGGTCATAAACCTTTTTACCTTTTAATGTTACTTTAACTTGTGGAATAGAACTAAAAATATCTTGATTCCATTTAAATCTAAAAGCTAAATAAGAAACTCCTCTTAATCTATGATTAGATGACCAATTAGTAGAATTTAATAAAACTGATGATGCAACTTGATCGTCTAATCCATAAAATGCTTGAACTTGAATATGTGAACTATCTTTATAAAAATTTGAATCTCCACCAGAAACTTCTCTAACAGTAGCATGAGATAATTCTCCATTAAAAATAACTTGCTTATCATCTATAAAGATTTGTTCAATCTCTTGTATTTCTCCTTCACAAAGAACCCCAGCCATGTATAAATATTCATTATCACTTCCCGAAGTTTCTAAAAATACTCTAGTGATTCCAATTTGTCTTCTTCCATATACTACTGGAATTTGTGCAATATTAGATTGTTTATTTATTAAAACACCTTTTTCTTCTTGTGGAGTTTCAAAATCTGGTATTTCAGGAACAGGAATTAACCAGCCAATAAACTTAGTTACAATATTTACAACAGTATTAACTACACCACCCATTAGTGAAAACTCCTTTTAAATTTTTTACCTATTCTATAAATATCACTATCTACTCTTAACCAATTAATACAATGATCTACTTTTAATTGTTTTTTAAAATAATGATAAACCCAACGCATCATTTTAAAGGTATTTTTTAAAGATACAATTTCTATTAACCATAAATTATTACCAGATTTCCATTCGTTAGATTTAATCTTGCCTGTTTGTTTAAATCTTTTTTCAACAAGTTCATGGATATATGCCCAATTAACAAATCCTATTAATTGATTATTTTCATAAAATTTTTTAAATTGATTTAGTTTAATTGAAGGCTCTAGATAATACTTTAATTCTTCATCTGTTTTATTTTTATAACGATCAAACTTTTTAAATAGATTAATTACTTCTTCCATTATGCTCTACCCCATTTAATATCTTGAACTGTTTGTGATGCAAATTCAAAACCTAAGTCATCTGAAAAATGTAATTGTTGTGAATTAGTGTTTGTTTTTCTACCCTCTATTTTGCTAAAATCTGACCAATGAGAAGCAACTACAATATTAGCATTAGATTGATCTATTGTTTCGTCAATATTAAATGATTCTATTCTACCTTTAAAAATTAAAAAAGGGTCAGCAATTAAGTTCTCATTAGTATCTATAAAGCCTTTATGAACTTCAGCTTCTTTTTCCATATATTGATTGGATAAAAATAAAGAAATAATAGTTTGATCTGCACCAGTAAAAGATAAGGTAATATTACCCACATCAATTTCTGATGATTCTTTTACACTAGATACTTTTAAAAATAATGATGATGCTAAATAGGTATTAGAGTTAAAAGTAATATTTTTATAATGATCGGTAAATCTATATCCTGAACCTACATTAATATAAACGAGAGTAATAGGCTGTAAGCTATCTGTTTCGAGTTCATTCTTTACTGCTGTTGTTAAGGTTCTCGTCATATTCTTCGTAAATTGTTTGAGTTATACTTTCTGTACCTTTTAACATAGTATATTCAAATTTGCTATTAGGTTTCTTATATTCTTTTAGATCGTTAGTTTGAATATTAATTTCATCTTCATTTACAATAATTTCAGCAACAAAATCAGCATTTATTTTATGAGTTATCTTATATTTTTTCATTATAGATTTTCTATTAAATCTATTTCGTATTTATATAAATTATTAGTTACAAAAGAATATTCTTGAACATCATTTCTAAGTCTTACAGTAAAATCAACATTATCATAAACCAATGCAGTATCATCTGTAACAGCAGTTCTTAGAGGTGGCTCAAATGTAAGTGTGCCAGAACCAGTTCCATCAGCATCTAAATCTTCTACAGCCATATATACTTTGTCAGCACCACTAAATCTAAAATAATCTCCAGCTTTTAATATTCCATTTGTGCTAACTGTCATTCCATCTATTGTGCAAGTAGTAGCACCAGCAGATACACTACCATCAACACTTATTGTGCCAGATGCAACACCTTGAGCATTAGAAACAACTGGTGGAATAATTGTAAATGTATTTAATCTTGATCTTTGTTTCATAATAAATGCTTTTATAGGTGCAAAATTTTGTCTTGTCATTGGTGGATAAGATAATGTTAATGTAAATTTTTGACCATCAATTTGTCTTGTTTGAACTCTACCTGATGTAGTTACAGAAACAATAGTATTTTGTTCAGAACCTATTGAAGCATTTTGTGGTGCGGGAGATGTAGGAAATTGTCCAGCCATATTATACTAATGCCTCTTTGCCTTTTTCATTTAATGCTGAATTAACTGCATTAACAATTGTTGCTCTATTATCTATTAATAATTCTTTTACACCTCTTGAATCAAGAGCAGATATATTAAAATTAATATTTGTAGTTCCATTCATTCCACCAGTTCCTCTAGCTGATTGTGTAATTTGACCAGATTGGTTTGGAATAAATAATTCTGCACCTTGCTCTCCAACTACATATGGTTTTCCTTTTTGAACTGAACCACCACTTGCTCTAAATAAACCACCAAAGAATCCACTAATACCACCAGTTACAACTGAAATAGCACTTTGTAATGCAAGTTGTTTTTTTAATTCAGATGTTTTACTTTTCATAATATCTAAACTCTTTTTTTCTTGGTTTTCTAAATCAATACCTAATATTTTTTGTATTCCCATTCTAATAATTATTTCTATTAAAATTGCCAATGTATTAACAAGTGCATCTGCAACCATTTTTTTAAATGATTTGCCTAAATCTTCTCCAAGAATAATTGCTCTTGCTAATGAATTTGAAAATTTAGTTATACCAGAATCTAAACCCTCAACTATTATCATTCTAATATCTTTCATTTTATTTCTAATATTTTCTAATGCGTTTTCATTTAGTTCTTTAAATTTATCCATAGCTTTTTGTGTAGCAGATGGAAGTTGAACAGATAACTCATGTTCAAAATTATGTATTAGTTGTCTAGTATATTCTAATTCTTTATTTAAGTTTTCAACTGGTATAGAAAGTTCATGTTCAAAATCTTTAATTTTTTGAAAACTAGATGTAACATCATTTGACATTTGTTTAAATCTTCGTGAAATATCATCAGCAATTAATCCTATACCAATTATTTTTCCACCAAGTCCACCTAAAGCAAAAGCAAGAAGTCCTATTACACTTTGTAAATCTCTAAAATTTGTTGTTAAAGTTTTTACTGCATCAGCAGTTTTTATAATAGCTTGAGCAAGTTTTTCCCCAACTTGAACCCCTAAAGATTCTATTGCATATTCATTATCTTCAGTAAATTGTTTTAAATCTCCTAATTGTTCTTTTAATTCAAAAAAGAATCCTCTTGTAATTGAAACTTGAAAAGTAAATAAAGTATCTTTTAAGTTAGATATAGTACCTGATAATG